TAAGTCTCTTTCTTGATTTTCACTTAATGATTGCCTAATTCCAACACGGTTACATACTTTAAATAATCTAGGATCTGATTTTTTTGTTTTAAGTTTATCTTTACCAAACCAAGTCTTCTTTTTAATATATCTCCAATGTCCATTTTTGGAAAACATTATTTTATATAAAGGACTTTTAGCTCCTAAGTTTTTTACGAGATAATCTCCATAGTCAGATGGAAGTGCGTCTTGCTGTGTTTTTACGGATACAATTTTAGAAACAATGCCCGGCCATAATTCAAATATTTGTTCTTTAATAGCATCAATTTGTTCTTGTTCAATTGCTTGTGCAATTAAGTCTGCATATTGTTGTTCTGGATAATATTTTATAGATCCTGCAGGCTCATATGGTTGCATATAACCTATACTAAATGGTTTTTGCCCGTTTGAAAAATTATTAATATACTCTTTATATTCTTCAACATCTAATCCAGATCTGCCATCATCATCAGCTTCAACAATATGAGGAAATGCATTCCATAATGGCTCCGTCTTTCTTATCATATCAGAGTTAGAATCTGGATTCTGTGCATCATTTGTTGACGGCGACCCTCCACTAGGCTGTAATACAGTTATTCCTCCAGCCTCAACTAATAAATTTATATATCCAGTTTCACCATACCTACCTTGACCCGGAGTATAATCAGAAATATCATAATCATTTAAGTATGCATATAACTTCATAGTACTGCCATTAGTCACACGTTTCCAGTGACCATTAATCATCATACGTAAATTAAGAACAGCATCATCAGATTTAATATCAGTACCCATACTTACTTCTGGACCAACATATTCCGGCCTAGGCCAATCTGCTATAATCATTTTACCTTCATATTTTTCTCTTAACGCTTCACGCTGTGTTTGTTTTTGAAACACTTGATCAAAATATCTATCATTTGGGTCTTGTTCTTGATAAATGTCTGGCGGAAGTGCATTACCATCTTCATCAACTCCAGCACGGCCGTCGGTTGCACGCATGCTCTCTGGTTTAATATAATCTCCTGGATCTCTTAAGAATGGAGCTTTTGGAACATATCCACTTCTAAATCTTATTTGAGGTGACCAATCACTATCACGTGTTGGCAACGAACGAGCTCTAAATTCTTCTAATTGAGTAATATCTCCATCATCGTCTTCATCTAACTCTGTATTAGCACCATAATCAGTTTCTTCATCTGTTTCGCCATCTAATAGTAAATCAAAATCTTTAATTTGATCTCTTGTAGCTTCTTTTATAGCCTCATATGATAATCCCCTTTCAACTAACATTACCTCTAACGTTTTATATGTAGGTATTGGATATGCAATTCCATTATTAATAAAGAATATACAGAATGGATTAAAATCATCTTCATCTTCTGATATATTATGAGGTCCTTGATCAATATATGAATCATGTATATCTCCTAAATCAATATCTGAATTTACTAAAAATAATCCACTTTCTTTAATAGGTATTACAACTTGTATATCTTCTTCTTCATCATCTTCAAAATATTCCCATTCTTCATCAATTAAATCATCTAATATATCTTCATCCACCGTAGGATAAGATTTAGATAAATTATACCCAGCATATGCAGACATTTCAGTTGATACATCTAAAACATTATTTTCATTACGAGCTGCCATATGTTGTAGATTAGGAGACACTTTATCTTTTTTTGATACAAAACTCTCTAATGCTTGTCGATCTGCACTTGCCGGTCTCAATCTATCATTTGCATATAAAGCATCATCTGGATATTCGTCTTTCATAATACCTAATAACATCTTATTTAAGTCCGGCGTTATACTTTCTTCTTTACTTATTGCAGCAGTATATCGATTATTACCGGTCAATGAATTTGATTTATTTTTTTCACTTGCCATATTAGTTCACCACCTTAAAGTAAAAGTCATCATATGTTTGTGTATCATATGCCCTTCTACATGTTAACTTTATTTTATAATATCTTTCTGGCATAAATGAATCCATTCTTAAAGAAAAGAAGTTGCCATCACTATCATTACTTATCTTAGTTGTTGAATTTATAAAATTTGTCTCATCTTTTATAATAACATCATTCGTCACCGAATCAATTATTTCATATGAACTCGATACAGGTAGAAGATCTTCTGTTACATACCAAGATGATGTTGCATAAGACTTAATTGGAAATTCCGGACGAACCCCTACTCTAAATCTAGCTATTTCAGATGTTCTATATTCTGACTTAATATTTTTAAAATACGGCACATATGTATCAGATGTTATTCCTGTTGTTAATGTTGTACTTTGATCATCCCAACATACTTCTAATCTAGGAACAAATATTGTATGAGACTCTCTTCCAAAGAATTTAATAGACCCCCCTAAATTACCACTTATTTCATCTGAATAAGGTCTTTTAATAATGAAACCATTGTTATCAATATCATTGTCTACCCATTGCTTCACTATGTCAGTTACGTTGATTCTAATATCAGGTGATTGGTTTTGAAATGATTGAGAAGCTTCATATCCTGAACCTGTAATCCATGTTCCGCCTCCTGTACTATTTGTAGCACCTCTAGATGTATTCTTACTATGTGCACTATTAGTATTCCATGTAACTACATTTTGTGCAACTGCATCACCAGACCTATTATACCACGACGAACCAACTTTTGATTTTGGCGTATCGTCTGTATAACCGGCACCGTTATCCCATGATTCAGATATAGGATATGCTTTAATTGTATATGACTGTAATAAATCTGATGCATCAGATGCATGCAAATTTAAAAATATAGATGCCGATGTTATATTAGTATTATTAATTGTCGGAACATCTCCATCTGTAATTGATTGTGCTAGTGCAGATACCTCCGATCCAAAGTCGATAAGTATTCTGCTATTATATGTATTAGAATCAATGAATCCAGTGCTAGAATTTAAAGAACCGGATGTAATTTTTTCTAATTCCAATATCTGATCAATCCCTGTATTACGTTCCGGGTATTGTTCGTATATTGTTGTATCTCTTTCTGCGTAATATATTCTATTCATGATTTATCCCTATGGCTTAACTACTTTTCCTTTTATATCTGCATTAGGATATTTTATTTCAAATATACAAGGATCTAATGATGGATATAAAATGTTATTTTTTATTGCACTATTAATATCATATTGATTTCCAGAATAACCTTTATTTGAAGAATGGAGATTTACAAACTCAAAAGTTGGAATACTTTGTACACCATCTAGGCTATCTAAATCTGAAACGATAGATGATATATTTAATGGTCCGTTAATTTGCATTCTGTCATTACTTAATATTGTTTTTAGTCGAGCAATACATTTTAGAACAACTTCATTGGAATTTATATTTGGCTTAGGAATGACTTCAAAATTAATTCCTAAGTTTATAATAAATGCTGATTTAATATTAAGTGCATCAGTTAACATCCTATATTGTGATAAGTATGTTCTTAAATTTTCTAACAAAGCCTGATTGCTATCAGTAAAATGTCCAGCAGCGTTTTGTGCTAAGATATATAGATTCAATGCATATGGATTTGAAATTGTTTCAGCAGGATATGTTTTATCTGTAGTATTAATTTGCGAATCACCTATTATATATGCTTTTGCAATCGTGCCAAATCTTGAAGGTAATGAATATACTCTTGAGATATAATCCTCTCTTGTAATTGCTCTATTTTGTGCTGCAAATGCTGACATTGCATTTTGTCTTATGGAATCTAAATCCTGTCTTGCTCGGGCTCCTACTGCCGGCTCATTGTTAATAACAGCTAAAGAAGATTTTGTCGACCCAAGGTCTACTAAACCAGTTTCGTTTAAATAACTTACACTAGTAACATTTACTATTGAACTAATTCCAACATTTTCTTCTACTTTACCTCCATACGAATATCTGATTGTTAACGATGTATTAGATGGTGCTATTCCATATGTACTAGTATATAAAAAGTTTGTTGGGTCTACGTTCGATGTTGTAGTACGTCTTAAGTATTCTAATCCATGCCCAACATTTTTAGGATTAGGAATAATTTCTTCATCCGCATCAGAAGATACTCCGGAGCCAAATAATAACTCAATCCTGTCATCATCTCTTACTCTAGATACAAACCTTCTAGCAGTTTTTCTTAGTTTTAATATATATGGAACTGTTGATCGATATGCTGATAGTTCTGGATCATTAAATGGTATATTTGCAATATCTTCAAAAATAGTATCCTGTGCTAGATAATCTGTTTCATACCAAGTATTGCCGGCATTATCTGTACAACTTATGACGTCTATAATATTTGTATCCGGTAATATAATTTTATCATATGGCTTTGGGTCTGTAAATGAAAAGGTAGATGACTTAATCGTACCAGATATAACCTTAACTTGTTTTTTAAGAAGATACCGTGCTACATTCCCTGATACATCGATTTCATATACTGTAACTTCTGGGTCTTGTGAAAAATCTACAGACTCTTCTGTATGAAATGTAATGCCATCTTCCGTCGACACTTCCATTCCAGATGCAACTGTTAATGCATATGTCATATCTGGTTTTGCATTTGTACCGGTGCCTATTGCTGGTACCAAATGAAATACATCTAATGTACATGTTGCCGGTGCATTTAATCTTGGCTTATAACCAAATAATTGTGACAACATCAAAATATTAGAAGATTCTTCTGCTGTTGATAATAAAGATTCTTTAAAAGAATTATCAGTATAGTATGATAATACATCTCCTACATATGAAGACATCTCCATGAACATCATACCAGGAGATGATTCATTAAAATCTTGATATGTGTCTGGAAAATAATTCTTTGCAAAGTTTATCAAATTTTGTCTAAACTGAGCGAAATCTTTATTTAAGTATTTTACATCTTTCTTAATTAAGTCTGCCATATCTTTAACCTATCTCTTTAATTCTTTAATAAGACCCTCCCAGGCCTGTGTTAAATGCTGTGCCGCTTCCAAATGTTCCAACTTGGTTTAATATTTCACCACGCTCAACAGAATCGACTTGTAATGAATTTTCATTCGCTAAAACATTAATAACAATATTGGCACCAATTGAGTCAATTCTAAATGATAATCTTAAGCTCATTGAATGGCGGTCTTTCGATGTTGCTATTTCAATATCTAATAATTGAACATATGGTAACCAATATTTTATATCTTCCGACATTGTCTCCATTAACAACTCTCGTACATCATCAGTATTATTTTCAAATAACACAGTGTTTATACTAGTACCAAATTTTGGTTGCATATAACGTTGTCCTTTTGATGTCAAAAGCAAATTTTTAAGATTTGATAAAACAGCTTCTTCAGTTGTATAAGAAGATTCAAATACACCTTTTCCAGTGCCTACTGAACTATTATATGTATCAGCAATAGACTTACCTTTTGCATCTTTATTAAGAGGTAATAATATACCTAATGCAGTATCGCCATTTTCTTTTGGTTTATATTGGTATATT